AATGAAGCAAGAATAATAAAAGTTCTAGCTCTTGTAAACGAAATGGAACGCCAAGAAGCTCAAGGAAGAGAGTTACAAAAGAATCAAGTCGATGCTCAGGCAGATGCAATAAATTCAGAAACGCAAGGCTCGGCTGAGTCCATGCAACAACAAGCGATGTTGCAAATGCAACAGTCACAACAACAAATAATGAACGAAGTAAGCCAAGGAGGCTAAAATGAAGGGTAAAGGAAATATGGATAATGGAGTTGGTCTTTGCAGCTATAAAAGCAATCCAATGCCAGCAGCTAGCAGAATTGCTCCTAAATGCGGACCTGGTATGAATGCAGATCAAACTAAAGCCAATATGCTCTTGCAAAAAGCACAGAAGCAACAAGACTCACTACGCGGAAAAAGCGGTATGTAATGTCTGGTAATTTACTTGCTGATCCAAAAAGTGGTTTACTTCTTCCAAGACAACACGTTGACGAGAAGGTGGCCCTAAAAAAGGTTATAGATGATGTAGTCGATAATGCTGTTTTAGCTAATCAGCATTTAAAATTTACATATTTCCTTGTGGTTCATGCAAAATTTGATCAACTTGATCCAACAAAATTTGTTGTTTCACAACCGGTCATAACAAAAAAGTTACCACCATTTATTTCCAATCAAATGGTTTTTTGGGTAAATAACTCAAAAGGAATTTGCGAAATATTGTGGATGACAACAAAAAAGAATGGAAAATTAGCGGTGGAATTTAACACAACAGGTGTCGCCTACCTGCAAGCAAAGGGCGCAATGCCATCGTGATAGGCTATATCACGCTACAAATGACGGAGACGAAATGAATGAGGAAGCCGTAGAGCCTCAAGAAGCAATTGAGCAGATTATAGAACAGGTGCAAGAAGCGCCTGAAGAGAATGTTGAACAAGAAGTTGTTCATGAAAAAACAACAATGGTTCCTTTAGCAGTAGCGCAAAAGCTACGAGAGAAAAAAAGAGAACTTGAGTTGGAACTTCAATGGGAAAGACAAAGAAATGCTCAACAGCATATTCAGAAACCAGTTGAAGAAGATAATTCTCGTTATGAGTCTGCCACAAAAGAAGATTTAAGCAAATCTCAGGAAGAAGCTATCCGAGTAATTGAAGAAAGACTTTGGATAAAGCAGAATCCAGAGAAATATGAGAAAATAAATGAGTTTTTACCTAACTTTTTAAAACAAAGACCTAATCTCGCAAGTGCGATAGATCAAGCGTCAAATAGATACGAAGAGGCTTACACACTCATGGATGCATTAACACCTAAGCAACAGCAAAACGTTAGAACTCCTATCCAAAATAAAAAAGAGGCTCCAAATGCCCCTGGAGGAGTCCCTAAGAATTCTGCTTTGAATCAGGCTATTGATGTGATGAATATGTCAGACTCCGAATTTACCGCTTGGAGAAATACGCACAAAAATCGCAGATAGGCATAGGAAAATATGTCAGTTACAACAACTTCAGGCTACGGCTCAATGAGTGATGCTTGGGCACACAGAGCTTTACTACAGCGTTCTAAGCCACGCTGTGTACACAATCTTTTCGGACGTGCTTTTACACTCCCGCAAAAGAATACAGATACGATGGCGTTTAGACGTCAAGAAAATTTAAATTCTGATCCAGTTGTTCTATCTCAAGATGCTGATCCAGCTCCTGAGCAAGTACAAAAGTTTGACATTAACGTAACTATCCAAGAGTTTGGTAAAGTTGTTCTTCTTGGCCGTAAAGTTCTTCTAGTTGTAGAAGACGATACAGCTAGCGAAACAGCTGACAACCTTTCTCAGTGCATGCATACTATGTTAGACAAGGTTACAAAAGATGTTTGGGATGCAGCAGTACCGCAAATTTCATGCTTAAATGGAGTTAACGGGAACGCGATCACTGAACTTACTCAGACTGATGTAAACCGTGCAATTCAATATCTTGATGATAACGATACAGAGAAAATGACTCCAACCATTGACGGTACATCACGTTTTGGTACTGGCCCTGTAGAAGCTGGTTTTTGGGTAACTGCACACGTTAATTTGAAACCAGATATTAGACAGTTGGACTCTTTTGTATCTACTTCTCAATACGGTTCTCAAGAAGCGGTTCTCCAAGCTGAATTTGGTGCTACAGACGAAGCGCGTTGGGTAACTTCTACACTTGTTAAAGTAACTTCTGCTAACCCTGCTGTTTACTCTAATACATTTGTAGGAGCAAACGCATATGGTTACGTAGGTCTTGACCAAGTTTCTACAGAGATGATCTTAAAGCCTCTTGGTTTTAATGATTACCTTAACCGTTTTCAATCTATGGGTTTTACTGCGTGGTTTAACGCAGCGATCTTGGATGATTCGCATATTGTTACACTACTTTCAACAAAATCATAAGCTTAAGGAGTTTTTTTTATGACAGACTTATTTTTAGGACAAACTTGCACAGAAGCTTATCGGTTTATTTCAGCTGGTACAGCACATACTTTCACATTTGGCTTTCAGCCTGATAAAGTAGTATTTAACAATATTACAGAATGGACGGCTACAGCCGGAGGATTGCCAATTTCTGTTTGGTTTAGAGATCAAACAGCTGCAGGCGATGCTTATCAACAACAAGTAATTGACTCAGCAGCAGCTGCATCTTTTAACTTTGTAACTGAAGCAACAAATGGATTTACAGTTGCCGATACTGCTGGTGGTGTTTCTAGCCGTCATGCTACTATTTCAGGCATTACAGCGGCTGATCCTGTTGTAATCACTCATAGTGCTTACACTTTCCAAACAGATCAGGTTGTAAGAATTACCGATCTTGGCGGAGACATGCCTACTCCAAGAGGTATGGAGCAGTTAAATAACAACCGTTACAAGATTGTTGTTCTAGGTTCGACAACTTTCTCTCTGAAAGATGTAATCACAGGGGAGCCTATTGATGGGACAACATTTACAGCGTACGTAAGTGGTGGCCGCATTACCCTTGAGACTGCCGTGCTTCAGCTTAACAACCCTCAGGTAAGCCCATATAGCAACACAAACCCATACAATCCTAACCCATATGCATACGATCCGATTGAGTACAAACTCACTGCGGGCTCAGCTGTTATGGGTACCGATGGGGACATATACTTCATTGAGGTTTATAAGTTCGGAGATGTTACCGACCTTGGCGATCTTTTAGTCTAGTTTTAGGCTATTTTTACATCGGACTGCCTAAAAATAGTCCGATGTAAATCCGCTTTACATTGAGGAAAAATGAAGTTCGAATGTAGTAAGTGCGGAGCATGTTGTCGTAGAGCTGGAATGTTAGGATTTATGCCCCAAAGAGAAGATGGAGCTTGCATACACTTAGACGAAGATAATACGTGTAAAATTTACGAAACAAGACCAGAATTTTGTAGAGTAGATAAGATGGCTGAAAAGAATCAAGAGAATATATCAAAACTTGATTACTTTAAAACATCAAGTGCTATATGCAATATATGGATAAAAGAAGACGGTTTGGACTCAAAATATACAATTGATATAGGTCGTTATGGTACAGGGTCAAATACCGCATAGAGCAGATATTTTAAGCATATCTAATGCATTACCTTGCAAAGTTACGACAACATTAGAGCATGGGTATACAACTGGCAGTTTTGTAAGACTAACTGACCTAAATGGAATGATGCCATACCCAAGAGGTCAAGATCCCTTAAATAATTATAGGTGGAAAATAGTCGTGACTGGTGTTGATGAATTTACACTTAAATATCCAATTACTCATTTACCTGTTGACTCTTCTGGCTTTCCCCCATATGTTACAGGTGGTTATTGCAATCTTATAGAAACTGATTTTTACTTTCACGGAGATGATGAATAATGTCGAAACACACACATGTAGCACAAAAAAACGAAGGGAACACAATTGATCAAACTTTGCAATCAGCAGAGATAGAAAAGTTAGCAATTGAAGAAATGCCCTTAAATACACTTAGAGACTACCGATTATACAACGAAGAGGCTAGAAAAATAAATAAAAAGTTACGCTTAAATAGGTATCCAATTAAACAGTGTCCTATAGAGCTACATCCGAAACAACGAATACGATTTGCTAATAACGATAAATCTATGAATCCAGTACCAATTTTTGTTAGCAATCATCTGATACATTACGATGAAACTTTCTACCCAGGAAAAACATACGATGTTCCTGAATGTATAATATACTATCTAACAGAAAAAGGGTATCCACAATGGGGATGGGTAACTCTTGCAGATGGCTCTAGAGAGACACAAATGATTGGAAAGTCTCCAAGATTCTCAATCACTACAGTATATCAGGAAAACTAACATGGCAACATCGGCAAGAACTGGACAAGATGTTTTAGATATAATGAGAATAGCAATTGGACGTAGAAACGAAAACGATCCTGATTCAAGTGACAACACTCTATTTTCATATATAAATAACTTCATCTCCCTATCAATGCCGAATGATACAAAGCTATTTGAGAGCTTTGGAACCTTGTCATTTACTATAGATGAAACGAACACGACTGGCGTTTACACGTTTAATGATGTTGGAGCGTCCAGTCAGTTCATGAACATATCCTCAGAGGCGTTCATATCATTATTAGACCCAATAAATAACTCTGTATCATGGAACTGGTTACCTATATTTCAAAATCCTGGTCAATTTTTTTCGATTTGGGGGATAAATAATGATGAAATATTGATCCCTGGTTACCCTACGATGATGTTATATTACGGTAATGAATTTACGTTTAGGACAATACCTAATACAGCTTATCAAGTAAAAATTTATGGGTATAAAAAAAATGATGAGCTTCCAG